GGCTACTGCTCCAATCGCATTATTCCATGTAAGTATACCCGATAAAGTATTCCAAGCCTCGGAGCCTGAAACCTGATCCCAGCGAACTGCAACCTGGGAAAATTCAATAGGGGTCGCATTGATCGTCAGATCAACCCGGTTATAACCAGCCCTAAAAGTAAAGCCCTCGACATAACCCTCAAAAGTGCCGTCAGAAATATTGTTAGGCAGATTCGTAATCTTAATTGGCAAGCCCATAAAGATACCGATCAAAGCATCACGATCGCCATTGTCGATCTCATTGTTTGTCAGCGGGAAAGTAATTGAGTCAAATTTGGCTCGCGGATAAGCCTTTAGAGCCAAACGACGATCGGCGACTAACTGTGCATCGGTTGCGCCATGAATGACTGTATCGATCGATTCTGCATATTTTCCATATGTAGCAATCGAAGCTGCATCAGAAGCAGTTTTTTGTGATCCAAATCCAGCGCCATAATTCAGAGTGATGTCATTGCGAATATCGCCCGATTGAATGATAGTGCGCAGACCAGCAGCATATGCATCATTGGCAGATAATTCTGTATAACCATTGGCAGCCAAATAATCTTGGCGATGGGTTGCATCGGCATAACATATGCGACCTGAACCATCTTCATATAATTGTCCTAGAGCAGATTGAGCGATCAATGCTGCAAGTGAATATCGATCTACGACAGCAGCTGATGAAGGACGTGATTGACAAATATATTCACCCGGACGATCGATCTCGCCAAGTCCAACATTCTCAGCGTTTGCCCAAGTCGTTGCTGGATCGTAAGCAGCCCAAGTTAAAGCCGGGGCAACCTCATTCCAAGAATTAACTAGAAGATCAACCAAAAGAGCGTATATCTGATCGCCATCCTCATCTTGAGACAAGGTGTCAGTCCAAGTTGATTTGGATAATCGTGACAAGGCTCCAACCGCAGTTATATTGGCAGCAGTTGTAAATCCTGTGGCTCCTGCTTGGATGACCTCAATATTGAAATCTGTGATGAAACCGCCGAAGATATTGACGTAAGTGCCGGATGAGTTTTGCAGTTGGATAGTCAGAGAATCTGTAACATTGAAATTAAAGGCTTCATTGCTCAGGTTCAATAATTGGATATTGCAATACCCAGCCTGAGCCTGTTGCTCAATCGTCGTACGACCGCTTGTAATCGTGAGATTAGATATAGTCGTATTTGCGTAATTCTTGGAGTTTCCATCGATGAAAACCTTCCAAACAGGATTCCAGTTGCTCATACGGCTAGCAAACTCGTTGATCCATTAGTGCCACGCATATTTGAAGATTGGATGATATCTACGATCTGACGGGCAACGCCTTCCTTATCCAAGGCTCCGGTTACATTGATATTGTAAGTGTCGCCCGATGTGGCAGCCTCTGCCATACGGAAGGATCCAGCATTGAATGAACCGACCGCAGTTGCAGCAGCTGCTGCGCTTGAGGCAACGCTTGCTGTTGAACTGCTAGATGTGCCAGCCGTTGAGGTTGTAGTCGTCGATGATGAAATCGATGGAGCGGTATAAGTTGGTGTCGTAACCTTTGGCGCTGAAACCGTTGGTGTGGTAAATGAAGGCTTAGAAATCGTTGGAATATTAGGCAATAGTGGAATCGCGTTATAAGCCTTGATCAAGGCATTGATTCCATCAATAGCACCCGATACCAAAGTACGGATCACATTGATAACGCCACCGACAATATCAATGACGCCTGATGCGATTTTGGCAACAAATGAGATTGCTCCGCCAAGTGCTACGGTAAACACCGGCACGATGTAATCGATGATGAAGTTGCCTAGCGCCTGGAATGATTCTTTATTGCGATCGATGGCTTCCTTGATTGGATCAAAGAGTTTTGCAAATCTTTCAAAGCCAGGAACTACCTTCGTAAGGATGATGTCGATAAGTGATTGGATGATTGGGAGCAATTTGTAACCGATTGCTTCAACTGATTCATCAAATGCCACTTTGAGACGATCCATGCGTCCCTGAAAGGTTTCGGCGTTCTTAGCAGCTGCCCCACCAAATAAATCTGAAAGTCGAGATTGAACCTGAGTAAATGACATTGCCTTCAATTCGGCAGATGATAAACCAACACCCAACTTGCCAAGAGCTGCGGTATTTCCATCATAAGCCTTACCCAAGGCGTTTGCGACGCCCTCAAGAGGCTTGCCTGTCTGAGTCGAAATATCAAGTGCAAGGCTAAGTAATTCCTGAGCCTTTTGTGTGTCATTAGTAGATAAAGCCAAACGAGCCAGAGCTGGACGTAATTTGTCATCAGCAACGCCAGTAGCGCGAGCCATCTTGTCGATCGAGTCCTCAGTAGCAGCAATTTGCGCCTTTGTAGCGCCGGTTGCATTAGTAAGTGCTGAGGCTAATTTAACTTGGCTTTGTTCATCGGCTAGTGCAGCCTTAACGCCATCGACGCCAATCTTTACTGCGTAGGCAGCAGCAGCGGTTGCAGCAGCAGCAAAAGCAGCAGCTGCGACTTTGCCAAACTTTTCCATATTGGTAGCGCTGTTTTCAACGTCACCATTAGCAGCCTTTAACTTCTTATTAAGATCATCAACATCAGCAAGGATCGAGAGTTTAAGGGTTCTATTACCTGCCATTAATCCCACTCCTTCAAAATGCCGCTAAATGCTTCTTCCCACTTGCGAACTAGATCCGGCTGGATCTCTCGCAGGGTTGGGTAAATGAAATACCCGGAATTGCCACGCCCCTTGTTTGGGGTGCGCTTTGGGAACTGCTTAAATCGATTTGATCCAAACTCCATACCGTAAAGCAGATCAAGAGTTGAACCGCCACCGCTGAACTTCTGTCGAGCAAATCCATAACTAAATTCACCGATCTTCGATGTCTTGCTTACTTTAACTCCATCAGCAATACGGCGAGCAGCAGTACCTGAAACCGTACGAGTCGCTGCTTTGATCTTAATCTGTCCAGCAGCATATTCAGCAAGCGCAGAAGATTCCTTTTTAGCAGCTTCGACGGCTTGATCATCCATAGCCTTGAAAGCCCTGGTAATACCGCGTAAATCTGATTTGTCATAAGCGATCTTGACTTCATCTGCCATCCGATCGCTCCTTCAGTATTTCTATCGCGGTTAAAATGTCGTCTGCATCCTCCCAGTATTGCATCGGTATCCCCGTCTCTATTGCTAGATTGACGAGGATCCGCCTTATGCTTCCTGGTTGGTGGCTTTTGGGGTATCGTCTCCGACTGTTACATCAGCAACGGTTTCAGACCAAATATCGTAAGACTTAGTTGGCTTTCCAGCGTTTTCTCGCTTGTAAGCATGATAAGCCAAAAACATAAGATCCCAAATGCCAATCTTGTCATTAGCCTGAGAAATAACGTTCTTAGTCTCACGTTCCCATTTCGCCCACTCCGGCGGTTGTGCCACATAAGTCGCTTGGTCGCCTGAGTTGTATGTAATTGTGATTGGTAGTTTCATCTGTGCTCCCGTTGTTAGATTTTAACTAAATGTGTCTGCTGGTGTGCCGACTACTGTCAGCGCCCAAGTGTCAGTCTGTGCGCCAGGTGCTGCGCCTCCGACTGTTGGGTAAACAGGCAATACGTTGCAAGCAAATACTGCGCCTGTTGATGCAGTCAAAGAAACTGCAAGAGTTGTATTTGGGTTTGCATCAGCTGCAAGCCACATTGCTTCAAATAGTGATGATGTTGCACCCCAGTCAGCAAGCAACTCCACGTTGAGAGTCCATTGGTTGTCTGTGTGCTTGTAAGCCTTGCCATCGAGTGTCTGATAGACGTCGATTGTCGGGCTGTTTACGAGTGTGACGCTAGTTGTCTGAGCATCGTAGTTTGTCGATGCGATTGTCAGAATTAGGTCGCGACCCGTGATAACTGTTGTTGCCATTGGGTTTTCTCCTTATGCCGTCTGCGTATACCAGGTGGATACGCGTATGTCCGCGACTAGCAAGTTACTAGCGCCTACTTGTGTAACTGTTGGTCGATCAACAACCTGGATATCGTATCCAGCCGGTATAACCGCCACAACGCTTGTGATTAGTTGTTCTATGTTATCAAGACTTGCAGGGTTGCTGTTATAGGCAACGCAGCAGGTAATTGTGTAATTCAATTTGCATCGAAAGGTGTTCTTGCCTATTGTCTCAAACTCCATATATGGAGAATCCGGAACGCAGACAACAGCAGGAGCCGGAATCTGCTCAGGCACGTAACTAAATACGTTTGCTGAAACTCCGGCTAGTGCATTGGCAAGAGGAGTGCGAACTGCTGAGAGGATTGTGCTTGGCATTATTGAGCCATCGTCTCAACATCGATGTAAGGTCCTAAGAGACCCACGACACGATTGAATAAGCTGCGTCCCATGCGATATGGAGATGGAGCAAAATCTACGCCTTCGATCTGTCCGCCTGGAGCAGTACGCGATTGAAATACTTCAACTGAAACTACGATGATCGCTGACTCAACCGCTGCGACTCCAACATAAGTTGAAGCGCCCGTAAGTGTTGCGGATCCGCTAGGGATAACATTCTTTTCAATGACATCGGCGTTAGTGATGTTTGCTGTAAATGTGTATGCATCGACATCAGCATTGACTGTTCGAGTGCCGTTAAATGGAGATCCGCATCCGGCGATGACAACTGATTGTCCTTCGGTGAACTCATGGATTCCTACTGTCTCAAAGGTTGCGACATTGTTAGTCAACGAAACCGATTGAATTGGTGCTGCAAAAGTTGTAAGCAAAGGCAAAATAACTGCCTCAGATGTATCGATAATATCGTTCAAATAAGCATCGCTGTAAAGAGCAGACGAAACGCCAAGCACCGATCTCAACTCTGACGCTGTGATAATACTTGGCATTTCATCCTCTCTAAACTGCTGCCGGGGAGATCGGGAGCAACCCCCCCGGCATGATTAAGTT